GTAGTATAAAATAATTGAATTCCTAATAAGCGTGCATCACCAGTAAAGGTGTCACTACCATTGTCCGCATCTCTTTCTAATTGAAAAAATACTTGATTGCCATCAGCAATAGTTCCTGCAATCGTTATTGCAGAACTCACTGGACCCATTTGAATATCTTCAACGGTTCCGATACCCGCATCGGTAGAGGTTTGAGCACCACTAAAAGCGGTATTTGCAGTTTCTCCTTCCGCTACACTAAGACCTGAAAGGGACCATATACAATTACCTGTATCTGTGTTGCCCGGAGCCCACGTAGGTATAAAAGTTACCGTACCACCATTCCATGATTTAGGAAAAGTTACGGCAAACTGTGCAAATTCAGATGTACTTGCATCAAAATCCAAAACTTTAAGATCTGGTCTAAGGGCAGTTGTTTCCACTTGTTGTGCGTCAGCTCCATTAGTTTCACTTCCATACATCGCAACTGCCGGAACCCAAATTGTTTCTTTTCCTGCAATTTTAACTGCTGCTGTTCCTGATTTAAGTACTCCCGCTCCTTTGGGATTTAGATTTAAATCAACAGCTGCATCGCCACCTGTTGTAGAAATAATTGGGCCATTTCCACTAGCTGCGTTAGCTATCGTGAATTCATTTACCGCAGATCCTGTAGCTGTTAAAAGAGCTAGTTCATTTCCACCAGTATCTAAAATAGAAGTTCCAATTTTAGGACTTGTTAAAGTTTTATTAGTAAGAGTATCTGTTGTAGCAGCTCCAATTAAACCGGTGTTAATAATATCTGTTCCATTATGATAACATAAATAAGTAGCGCCTTCAGTAAGTGCAAATCCTGTTGCACCTGTAACTTTAAAAGTTAAAGTGTCTCCTGAGTGGGTTGTATTGTCGTAAACGATGAAGGGTTTTTCAATATTTTCTGAGCCACCAGGAGAAGATCCTGATCCCGCAGTTGCTGCAATATCTAGAACTCTCGTTCCTCCAAGAGTTCCTGTTAATTCTATAATAAATGCTCTTCCGTCATAAGTTCCAGTCGAGCCATCTGGAATAGTTAAAGTTCTATCCGCCGTCATGGCAATAGAGACATAACCAAAAGTGTCTTTTACTTCATTCCATGTAGTGTTTGTTACGTTTCCCCATGTTCCGGCTTTTTCACCGGTTGTCATTAATTGAAGACCTAGACCATTATAATTTGATGCCATAATTTATTCTCCTTAAGCAGCTTGATGAATATTAACGTCTGTATAGCTTGTTGTGCTTCCAGTGTCAACATCAGAATAAGCCTTAATTCCGAGCACTCCTGCAGTCCCAGTTATTGATTGTGCAGTAGGTTTAACGGTAATATCCGTAAAGGCCGTAACCGATCCTAAAGCACTTGTTATTGCTTGTCCAGTAACAGGGAAATCTATACTTGGTTTTGCAAGAGCCGTTCCTATAGCCGAAGTAATGCTTTGAGCTGTAGGTTTAACGGTAATATCTGTAAAGGTTCTAGGCGATCCTACGGCACTTGTTATTGCCTGTCCAGTAACATCAATATCCACTCCACCTACTACGGCTGCTGTTCCTACAGCAGACGTTATTTGGACACCTGTTACAGCCACAGGCTGAGTATAAGCTAGTACCGTTCCAACAGAAGCAGTAATAGACTGTCCTGTTACACTAACGTCTGCATTGGCATTAACGGTAACGCTGCCTACCGATGATGTTATAGTTACGGATGTAGGTTTAACTATTGCATTCGCTTTAGTTGTAGCGCTTCCTATTGCCGATGTAATTTCTTGGCCGGTTACTTGAACTGTATATGTACCACCCCAAACTCTGTTACCCCAGGTTCCTCTTCCCCAACCCTGTGCAATAACGCCTTCGGCAGTTGTAGATCCTACTGAAGAAGTAATAGTTTGAGTGGTGGGTTTAACTGTAATATCTGTAAAAGCTGTAACCGACCCAAGCGCAGAAGTTATTTGTTGTCCAACAGGTTTAACTATATTGACGTCTGGAGTACCTACTGCTGATGTAATTGATTGACCAGTAACCGCTACAAGCGTATCACTTTGTTTACCCCAAAGACCGCGTCCCCAGGTTGTAGGGGATACACCCCAAGTATTAGCAGCCATCTAAGACCCCGGCTCCCTAAGCGAGTCTTATGATCGCTAATGTATCAGTATAGTTTGGAAACTGAATTGTGAAAGTACCAGCTGTAGAAGTTTTAACAGTACTAAAATCCAACACGGCAATAGATTTATTACTCTTTGATGAATTGTAAATTAAAGCTCCCATTGCAGAAATTGTTGCAGTTAAATAAGACAGATCAGTAAAATCAGCAATAGCTGTCGTTCCCGACAAACTAGTTGTTTGACCCGCTAAAGTTTTTCCTCCTGCAGTATAGTCCCCTGAGTTTCCTACTTCACCTGTTGCTGTGTAAGAAGCTAGGCCAGGACCAATTGTTGATGAGTCTGTATATAAAGTTAATTTAAGAGTATCTCCACTAGCAGCGATATCATGGTCACCGGCTAATAGTTCTCTCTTAAAAGAACTGGTAATTGCACTTGTTGTTATAGCCATATTTTTCTCCTATTATGGTCCCGGTGAAGGCGAATCAATTCGTATTCGGATTGCTCCATCATCGTAATCGTCTCTTCTCCTTCGACCAACTTGTTCGATTGCGAACTTCTCTACCTCTTTATTATAGCGTTGCTCATATAATGTCAACATATCTTGTGGACCCTTTAAATATGAGAAAGCTTCAACAAGACACGCATATAATAGGCCATTTCCAAAATTCTGGCTAATATAAGTAGTCGTGTTTCCAGAAGCCAGAGCAGTCGGCATCTTTACAAAATTAACCTGAAACTGATAAGTAGAATCGGGGCAAGGAGCGACTGTAATAGTCCCTGAAGTCGTTACGGCTACTCCCGTAGCACCTCCATACATTGCGTAATATTTAGGCAGCCCGCGGCCTGTAGCTGTGGTTGTTCCACCTTCAGCGAATTTGTTATATTCGTTGATAAAAGTAATATCTCTTTTTTGTAAATAGGTACGTTCGGCTGGAGACGATCCATCTACCACTTCTATGGATCTAATAACAAGACACCCAGCGGGCGCATTAATATATTGCTGCCCTGTGACAAAATTCCCTAATTGAGAATCTCGGTAAGCGTCAATGTTAACTTCTCTTAAAATTCTATGTTCTGAATTTTCAATAAACTGATCTGTAATCGTACTAGTAAGAACATCAGTTCCTACTTCAGTATAATTTCCAATCGCTGTAGTTAATGTTGCGTATGTGAATCCTGCCATTATGCTGATATAGTTACCGGTCCAACGGACACTGGATAACCTCCTCCTTTTATTCCTCCTGTTGTAGCTGTACTAGTATCTACAACAAAATAAAACCAATTAGTAGTTTTATCTGTATCACGCGCACCGCTTACCCATTTTCCTGTTCGAATCGGGTAGCCAGCGGCTTTTGTAACATTAGATCCTGCAATACCGTCAAAGGTAGGTGGATTAGTATAATTCCCTCCTGTTGAAGAAGCGCCTCTGAATCGATAAGTACTGGAATCCGTTAAGCCATGACCAGGTACGTTAACATTAATATAAGAAGACCCTCCACCATAAGTGGTGAAAGGATCCTTAGGCATTAATTGTGTAACAGCCGGAGCCGTTCTTGCAGGTCTGGCTTTTTTTAAAGCTATTGGATCCGCTCCATGGGGTCTAGGACTTAATTGAGGTTGTTTAGATTCAAATTCTGAATAATGAACAAAGAGACCATTCCATTGGGTAACCATTTCATTCCATGGAAAAGCTTGTCCACTAATGTCTGAAATAGCAAGTGCATATTTTCCTTTTGCAAAATTTGCCATTATTTTTTACCTCCAGGTCCTAAAGGCTTGCCTATTAAACCGCCTTCAGCTTTTCGGTTTTTTAATTCTTTTTCAATTTCATCTTTTATTTCTTGAGGTGTTTTTGAATCATTTAAAAGTTCTCTTAAACGACCACTACCCATGTTACTTATTCCAGATACAAAGTCATGAATTTTTAAACCAGGACCACTTCCTGAATATTTATAAGTTTTGCCCATAATTATATATTCGGATAATAAGTTTTTGGCGTAATGTATGTACTCGCCTCTGAACCATCCGCTGCCTCCGCTCTAATTAATTCATCTTCATATAATAATTTTAACTGTTGTGTTCTGTCTGGTGAATATTTTAAACTTAAATAGTATGCAAGACCTGCGCACATAGCAGGAATATAATTGTAAGGAACATCCACAGCATTAAAATAGCTTCCGGCGTCCTGAATTCTTTTTACAAAATAGATATGAATTTCTTTCGATGCGTTAGTAGAATCGGCTGTTAAATAAATAGTGACAGTTGTCTTATCAATAAACCGTTGAACAAAATATTGGGAAGGAGTTCCTTTCGCTAATTTATTAGATAAGGCAGAATACGTTGATCTAGTTATTTTTGTCAAAGCTGCATCAGATTCGGAAGTTGTTCCTCTGCTTGTTCTAAGAGTAGCTTCAAGGACATCCTCTAATCCATAAGTAGAAGTGCCTGTAGTTCCGCCTGCTGTGGTGTCACTAGCCCCGTCTCCTGTAGCTCGATAAAAAGTATAAGTTGACTGACCTTCAACAAGGTCAATATTGGTATCTCCTACTTCCCAGTAGTGTAATCCTCTATTAGACCATTCTTGAAAAAGAATGTTTAAAGATCGTCTTGCTGTTTTTAACTGGTAACCGGCAACTCCACGAATTCCACATCTTTCATATGCTTCTTCGATAATATCATCGATGTAAAATGTTTT